CGGCGGAGATTTTGGCACGCCATTCAACGGGAGTCCGCCGCCCTATTCGCCGCCCCCGCAACTCTCCGTACCCGCCTATTTCTGGGATAACCTTATGAACGGCGCGCAACTGTCGGTCGTGCCGCACGATGCGCCGAGCGCGGCGCGGCTGATGATCAATCGCGATTATTTTGTGAGTCCATCGACGGCCATGCCTGGCTATACGCCCTATACGTATCCGCATCCGTTGCAAGGCCCGCCCACACTGACAAGCCTCAGCACGACGTCTGGCCCGGTGGGCACCACGGTCACGCTCACGGGACGCAGTTGGGGCGCCCGGCAAAATGCCTCCGTCGTGCGCTTCAACGGCTCCGCGGCAACCGTGACCGCCTGGTCGACCACGTCGATCACAGTGACGGTGCCTGTGGGCGCAACCACCGGAGCCGTCACGGTGACGGTCAACGGCACGCCGACGAATGGCATGACCTTCACGGTGATGTAATGGCGACCTTCTACGTCGCGACGACGGGCAATGATGCGAATAGTGGCACGTCGCCCGCCCTCGCGAAGCAAACCGTGTCCGGCGGGCTCGCCGTGCTCGCGGGCGGGGATACGCTCATCATCGGCGCCGGCACCTATAACGACGCCATCCTGAACAACGTGCCATCTGGCAGTTCATGGGGGGCGCCCACGACGATCCAGGCGGCGACGGGCGCGACGGTGTGGCTGGCGCCCACGAGTGGCGCCTGCGTGATTCAATTCGATCAGACGCAGCAATTTATCCAATTCGTCGGCATCAATGTCGATGCCACGCGGGGGATCACGCAGGGGTGTATCTATCTGCGCGGGTGGACCGGCGGCAATCCGCATCATATCCGCTTCTCGGGCGGGGAATATGTCGGCCCGATCAATGGCGTGATCAACGAAGGCAATGCGGCGTTTAATACGTTTCAATGCACCTCAGAAATTGCCGGTCTGACGGGCCATTGCGAATATCTCAATTTGACGGTGCATGGCGGGGGCGATGCTGGCGATTATTCGGCGGCGTTTTTCCTGAACACCTCCGACAACGTGGTCGATCACTGCAACGTTTATGACACGAGCGGTGTAGGGATTTACTTTTACAGTGTCTTTGGCGCGAATAACAACATTGCCAGCAATAATGTCGTGCATGACATTACGCGATCGGCGAGCGACTACATCGTGGGTATTGATGTCGGCGCAGGCACGGGCGCACAGGTCTATAACAACGTGGTCTATCGCCTGACCGGCCTCAACGCGGGGAGCAATGCCGCCATTTATACAGAGAGTGGCACGGGGTCCGTGCTCATCTATCAGAACACTATTACGAATAATACGATGTTTGGAATCCATACCACATCTGGCACGTTTGGGCACGTGCTCGAAAATAACATTGTGTATCTGAATACGCCGGTCAATGTGGTCAATGACTCGGGCGCCTCGGACGTGACGAACCTCGTGGGCGTCAATCCGGTCTTCGTGAATCCCTCCAGCGACAATTATCAATTGACGGTCGGCAGTCCGGCGATTGATGCAGGCACGACGAACGCCTACACGACCGACATTCTAGGCGTGACGCGGCCGCAAGGCTCGGCGTTCGATATTGGCGCGTATGAATTCGTCGCCGCACCGCCACCAAGTGACCTCTGGGCTGCGAGTGTGATGTAGGTGGCGACGATCTTCCGCGCGCCGCTGATCACGGCGATTGCGGCGCTCTCGACGACGGCCGCCAATAGCGCGCACTCACAGCCCAATTTCAACGTCCGTCTGCCCCTCGCCGCTGCGCTGCCCTTTATCGGCCCCGATATCGATCCGCCGTCTCGTCTGCCGGCGCTAGGCGTCTGGCATCATCGCCCGCAGCCGCCTGGGGCGGGCATGTCGTTTAACTGCTGCGATTGGCCGTTGCCGGCGGTGCCGCTGCGGCAAATGGTCATTGATCCCGTTTACAACCGGATCATGCTGCCCTTGCCGCCGCCGGGCGTGCCGTTCATCAATCAAGACTTCCCGCTGCCGGCTCGACCGACGCTGAAGCCTGAGACGCACCTGTTTTATTACATGCAGGACCAGACGAGTCCTGCGTTTATTCAGTATGACTGGCCGAAAGCGCCGAAGTTGCCGTCCTTGGTGGCCGATCAGGTGCCGAGCCGGCTGGGCTTGCCGATTACCGCGATTGCGCCGCCCTTCCGCCAGCGCGACTGGCTGAACCCGGCGACGATTCAACTGGCGAAGGTCAATGACCCACAGGGGCGTAATGCGTTCCTGCCGCCGCCGGTCGGCTTGCCGACGCATCAGACCGATTGGCCGAACCCGCAGGCGGCGAAGTCGCAGCAGGGGAGCCATACGCTCAACGATCTGGGCCTGCTGACGCTGCCGATTGCGCGCCCCATGCGCCCGCTGGATTGGCCGAACCCCAAACCAGTGCCCCAATCAGCGCAGGCCCGCAACGTGCGGGAGCCCAGCGTCTCAATCTTGCTGGTGCAGCGGTTTAAGCCGGAATGGGCGGCGGATAGTAATCAGTTGCTCGGCCCCACGCGAACCCAGCCGGAAACGCACTGAGGGTGTAGACTACACGCGGATTCCTCATGGTTATTAACCAGCCAGGACAAGTGATTGGCGCGCAGATGGTCGATGCCTCAACGGGCCTCGATTATGTCGGCGTCGTCACGGTCTACGTCACCGTGGATGGCGGCGTCCAGGCGATTGGCAGCGTCGGGGCGGGGATTTGCACAGCAGAAGGGCATGGGTATTACACCTACCGGCCCTCGCAAGCCGAGACGAACGGCGCCCTGATTGCGTTTACGTTTACGGGCCTCGGCGCTGTCTCCGCCTCGATTCAGGTGGCCACGACGGCGGCGGCAACCCCAGCCTCAGGCGTCTTCGCGCTGGCCTATACGGTGCGGTCCCTCATCACGGATGCGCTGGTGGAGATCGGCGTGCTGGAGCCGGGGGAACAGGCCAACGCCGGCCAGATTGCCCTCGGGCTGCGGCGCGTGCAGACGATGATTGACACGTGGGCGGCAGACCGGCTGACGCTCTCGCTGCAGTTGCAGACCACGTTCGTCTGGCCCGCCTCGACGTCGAGCGTGCTGGTCGGCATCGGGCAGGCGGTCAACATTGACCGGCCGATGTGGATCAACGCCATCAGTTTTCTCATTCCCGGCTCGTCGCCGGCCATCGAAGTGCCGATCGGGATGATGGATGAGGATGCCTTTTCATCGCTATCGATTAAGGGCTTGCCGTCCGCGCTGCCGACGCAGAGCTTTTATCAGACGAATCTGACCGATGCGCACGGGACGTTGTTCCTCTGGCCGCAGCCGCAGAGTCTGTCGATTGTGCTCTATACGCCGCAAGCCGTGGGTGTCCCGGCCAGCCTCGATAGCATTCTGCAAGGGCCGCCGGGCTATCAGGATGCCTTCCTGTATCAGCTCGCCTTGCGGTTCTGTAGTCCCTTTGGCGTGCAGATTCCGCCGCTGTTGCCGCGCATGGCCTCAGCCGCCTTCGAGAACATGAAAAAGCCGAATGTCGATCCAGGCGCGATGTCGGTGGATCCGGCGCTCGTGCCGGGCCTTGGCGCGGGCTGGAATTATCTCACGGGCAATACGACGACCTCGAACCGATAAGGAGCAGCGATGGCAAGTCCCGTCCTCGTCAATGGCACGTCCGGCCTGCTGGCCACGGCGATCTTTGTCAGTGGGCCGTGCAAGATCTTCGATTACGACATTTATAACGCGGCTGCCGCGGCCTCGTATGTCAGCTTTTACGATACGGCGATCGCGCCGACCGTGGGCACGACCGTGCCGAAATATCAGGTCGGCTTGGCCACGCTGGCCAGTAAGACACTCGGCGTGCAGGACGGCGGCGGCCTGTATTTCAAAGATGGCCTGTGGATGGCGGCAACGACGACGGCGGCCGGCTCCAGTGCGCCCGCATCCGCGCTGACCGTGAGTCTCGGATTGTCGTAAATGCCCCAGTATCCCGGCTTCCTCGGCCCGTCGTATCAAAGCCAATCGTATATGGCCGATGCCGAACGCCTGATCAATCGCTACGTCGAGCTGAACGAATCACAGACGGCCCCGACGCCGGGGGCGCTCCTCCAGTGTCCCGGCTTTGAATTGATTGTCGCCCCCACGGCGAATTTCGGCGGCGGGATGTTTTCCCTCGGCGAGCGGACCTTCTTCGTCACGGGGTTTACGCTCTACGAGCTCGTCGGCAATACCGCCGTGCAGCGTGGCATCATCGAACGCAACGCCTCGCCCGTCACGTTCATGTCCAACGGGGATGCCGGGAATCAGTTGGGCCTGACGAGCGGTAATCAGTTTTATGTGTTGGACCTGATGACAAACGTCTTTCAGAATCCGACCACGCTGGG